TCACAGATGACAGACATCCAACAGTTACAGTTGATAAAATACTTCAACAAGAAGTAGAAATAGATGGTGACCTTGCTGTGTGTGCCAATGGAGCACAGTACAGGAGAGATATACAAGGGTTCTTGCCTTTGATGATGCAAAAAATGTATGACTCTAGGGTCATCTTCAAGAAGAAAATGATCAAGGCAAAGCAACAGTATGAAAAAACTCCTACTGTTGAACTGATGAAAGAGATTTCTCGCTGTAATAATATACAGATGGCAAAGAAGATCTCATTAAATAGTGCCTATGGTGCTATTGGTAATGAACACTTCCGTTATTATCGTCTTGCAAATGCTGAAGCAATTACTCTATCAGGACAAGTTTCTATCCGTTGGATAGAGAACAAGATGAATGATTATCTAAATAAACTGCTCACGACAGACAAGGTAGATTATGTCATTGCATCCGACACCGACTCAATATATCTTAATCTCGGACCTGTTGTTGATAAATTTTTTAGTAATAAGTCTGACGATAAGAATAAGATTGTTGAGTTACTTGATAAGGTCTGTAAAGATAAATTGGAACCGTTTATTAACGCATCGTATGAAGAATTGGCAACATATGTTAATGCGTATGATCAAAAAATGATTATGAAACGTGAAAATATTGCAGATCGTGGTATATGGACAGCAAAAAAGAGATACATATTAAATGTGTGGGACTCTGAAGGAGTCAGATATAAAGAACCCAAGATGAAAATCATGGGTCTAGAAACAGCGAGGTCTTCAACACCTCAATATTTTAGGGACAAGTTATATGCAGCTTTTAAGATCATTATCAGCAAAACAAATGATGAACTTATCACTTTTGTCAATGGTGTCAGAACAGAAACAAAAGAGCAAGGAACAGAAGGAGTCGCCTTCCCCAGAGGAGTTAACAACCTTGAAAAGTACCGCAGCAGAACTGACATCTATTGCAAAGGAACACCCATCCACGTCAGAGGAGCACTCCTCTACAACGATTTCGTCAGAAAAAACAAGTTAGAACATAAGTATCCATATATTCAAGAGGGAGAAAAGATCAAGTTCATTTACCTAAAGACACCAAATCCATTACATGAGAATTGTGTGTCATTTTTTAGCACTATCCCACCAGAAATGAACCTTGACAAATATGTTGACTATCAGTTACAATTTGAAAAGAGTTTCTTAGAACCTCTTAAAAATGTGCTACAATGTGTGGGATGGACACACGAAAAGAAAATAACAATAGGGAGTTTCTTCACATGAGTAAAACGGTTTGGACAGTAACGTATCAGGATAATCAAGTGGAAGCACTTAATGCTGAACAAGTGAAAGTTTTTGAAGACCGTGAAGCTGCTAGGTTTTATGCTCTTGAATTGTCAAAAAAATATGATTATATTAATATGTACGAAAGTGAGGTTACAGACACATGGGTTTCTTAGATACAGTAATTAAAGATAGTGGAAATGAATTTGCAAGTAAGGTTAGTGATGGAGTGGCTGCAGGAGATACATCCTCTTTTGTTGATACTGGCTCTTACATTTTCAACGCTGTCGTTAGTGGTTCTTTATTTGGAGGTATTCCATCCAACAAAGTCACTGCATTGGCAGGAGAATCCTCAACAGGAAAAACTTTCTTTGCCCTTAGCGTTGTACGTAACTTTCTTGATAACAATAGCAACGGTGGGGTTATTTACTTTGAGTCTGAATCTGCTCTCAGTAAGGATCTAATTGAAACTAGAGGAATTGATTCAAAACGAATGGTAATCTTTCCTGTTGCAACAATAGAAGAGTTTAGAACTCAAGCAATAAGAATTGTTGACAAGTATATGAAAGAACCAAAGGATGAACGTCAACCATTGATGTTTGTTCTTGATTCTCTTGGTATGCTGAGTACATCCAAAGAAATGGATGATGCATTAGCAGACAAACAAGTCAGAGATATGACTAAATCACAACTAATTAAGGGTGCTTTTAGAATTTTGACTTTAAAATTAGGACAAGCACAGATTCCTATGATAGTTACTAATCACACATACGATGTGATTGGATCTTATGTGCCAATGAAAGAAATGGGAGGTGGTGCAGGTCTAAAATATGCAGCATCTACTATAGTATTCTTAACTAAATCAAAAGAGAAAGAGGGTACGGACTTGGTGGGTAACATTATTAAGTGTGAAGCAAAAAAATCTAGATTATCTAAGGAGGGTTCTAAAGTTGCTACCAGATTATACTTTGACGAACGTGGATTGGACAAATATTATGGACTCATTGAATTGGGTGAGAAGTACAACATCTTTAAGAGGGTGGGAAACCGTATCTCCATTGGTGGTAGTAATGTTTATCCTAAGTCTATACTCAGTGATCCTGAGAAATACTTCACAGACGAAGTAATGGCAAAATTAGAAGAAGCAGCAAGGACGGAATATAGTTATGGCAACTGAAAGAATTGAAGAAACAATTCTTAGAAATTTACTATACGATGAGGAGTATTATCGTAAGGTAGTTCCATTTGTCAAGGCAGAATATTTTATTGAACTTCATGAAAAGATTATCTTTGAGGAGATTCAAGATTTTTCTACCAAGTATGATAAAGTTCCGACTAAAGAAGTCCTTAATATCAATTTACAAAATCGTAGTGACCTGACAGATGAGACATTTCAAAAATGTCTTGAGCATATCAAGAACTATAATGATGAGTGGGTTGACAAGGATTGGGTTGTAGATGCTACAGAGAAGTGGTGTCAGGATCGTGCTATATATCTTGCGTTAATGCAATCAATTAAGATTGCTGATGGTGGAGATGGTAAGTTAGATAAGGGTGCTATCCCTAGTATCCTTCAAGATGCTCTTGCTGTTTCTTTTGATGAACATATAGGACATGATTATATTGAACAATCTACAGACAGATATGAGTTCTACCACAAGAAAGAGGAAAAGATTGCCTTTGATCTTGAAAAGTTTAATTATATCACGAAAGGTGGTCTCCCTAACAAGACTCTTAACATCGCACTTGCTGGTACAGGTGTCGGGAAGTCTTTATTCATGTGCCACGTGGCTAGCTCCATCCTGTTGCAAGGACGGAACGTATTATACATTACATGTGAAATGGCAGAAGAAAAAATTGCTGAACGAATTGACGCAAATCTTCTCAACTGCAACATAAGAGATATACCAGAACTTCCAGAAGTTCTTTACAATAGTAAAGTCAATGAGATCTCTAGGAAAACACAAGGTAAACTTATTATCAAAGAATATCCTACTGCATCTGCTCATGCAGGTCATTTTAAGGCACTCTTATCAGATCTAGCATTGAAAAAAGATTTCAAACCTGATATAATATTCATAGATTATTTGAATATATGTGCAAGTGCGAGGTATAAAGGTGCTATAGTAAATTCATACACATATGTTAAAGCAATCGCAGAAGAACTTCGTGGTCTCGCAGTTGAACATAATGTTCCAATCGTATCCGCTACTCAAACTACTCGTGCAGGTTTTGGGAATAGTGATCCTGATCTTACTGACACAAGTGAGTCTTTCGGTCTCCCTGCAACTGCTGACCTTATGTTTGCTCTTATTTCTACCGAAGAACTAGAATCACAGGGTCGTATATTAGTCAAGCAATTGAAGAATAGATATAATGATCCTACCAATAATAGAAAATTTATGATTGGTATTGACAGAGCGAAGATGAGACTCTATGATGTTGCTGATAGTACATCTGTAATGGATACACAGGAGGAAGAAGGGATGCCACAGTTCTCTGAAACACAAGACCGATTATCTAAATTTGCTGAATGGAATGTATAAATTATGGCTATTGATTTTAAAAAATACGAACAGTTTGTAGATGCTGTCACATCCGATAGTTCTAAAGATTTTGTCTCTCTTGCTGATCGCATGGGTGAACTTGACAGACAAGGTGCCTGCATTGAACGTCTTACCACTGCTGGCATTGGGCTTGCTGCTGAGTCTGGTGAATTTCTGGAGATCGTTAAGAAGATGG